TACTCTCGTTGTATCAGCAGATGCAACAGCCCGGCTTTGCACAGCCGCCAGTGGAACCCAACAAACAAGACTATGAGTCTGACATGATTGGGTACATGGAAGCTAATTTGTCATATCAAGAAGCTCAGAAAAAATATGAGCAAGATATGACTCAAATGCAGCAAACGCTTGCTTACCAGCAACAAGCTCAACAGCAAGCGCAACAAGCCTACTTAGAACGCGAAATGGAGACGTTACGCCAGGTTATGCCTGAGTTCTCCGACCCAGAAAAAGCAACCAAGACAAGAGACTCTATGCTACGCATAGGTACAGAAGTCTATGGCTATCAGCCAGAAGAGATCGGAGCTGTGATGGATCACCGGGCAATACGTGTATTGAACGACGCCATCAAGTATCAAGAGATCATGAAAGGGAAACAGAAGGCCGTCGAAAAGGCTAAGCCTAAACCCTCAAATGTTGTGAAAGCTGGATCGAAAAAGACGTCGTCTAATCGCAATCAGAGCAGGCAGGCTCGATCTAAACTTAAACGCTCAGGAAGCATCAACGATGCAATGAGCTTAATTCTTAACGAGAGGTAATTATCATGGCACAGCCAACTAACTCATTCGACAGCTATGATGCTGTCGGTATCCGGGAAGATCTTGAGGACGTCATCTATGACGTGTCGCCTTAACTTGGGGCCGCTCTGAAGTAATTCAGAAGCGATAATCGCGTGAACTGCTGGGACGCTAAGTCAGAAATGATAAGCCAATCAGCAGCCAAGCTGCCTGGGGACAGGCAGAAGGTTCAGAGACTAGAGCATGGAGACTAGAACAGTCGGTAAAGCTCCACGAGTGCGCGACACCCTTCTAGGGTGAAGATATAGTCCGATACTTAGGCGAAAGCTTAAGAGCTAGGGATAAAGAGCCTTAGCGTAACAAATGGAAGAGACTCCTTTTTACACTGCTTGTGCAAAATTAAAAGCAAGCAACACTTTCCACGAATGGCAAACCGATTCTTTGAGAAGTTCGGCTGCCAATGCCCATATCGAGGGAGATGCAACTACTGCAACTGCGCGTACTGCAACAACTCGCTTAGGATCGTATACGCAGATCTTTAAGAACGCAGTAAACATTCCTGACACAGACGAAGGTCTGAAGAAGGCAGGTCGTGCAGCAGAAGTAGCGTACCAAATGCTCAAGACTGCAAAAGAGCAGAAGCTCGACATCGAGAAGGCTCTTTTCGATAACAACGCGCGCGCTGCTGGTAACAGCTCTACCGCTCGTGAGCTTGCTGGTGCGCCTGCGTGGATGATCACTAACGTGAACTTCCAATCAGGTAACTCTGGTGCAAACCCAACTGGTGACGGAACTGACGCACGTACAGATGACGGCACTCCAACTGCTTTCTCACAGGCTAAGTTTGACGATGTCATGCAGTCTATCTGGGAGCAGGGCGGAAACCCTGACGTTTGTTACTTGTCAGCTTTCCAAATGAACGTAGCCCTCGGCTTTGCTGGTAATAACAACCAGCGTTCTACCGTTAAGGCAGAAGACGAGCGCGTCATCAAGCACATGGATGTGTATGTAACTCCTTGGGGTACAGTAGAGTTCGTTCCTTCGCGTGAGAACCGTTCGCGTGACGTATTCATCATGCAGTCTGATATGTGGGCTGTTGGTGTATTGCGTCCAACCAAGAACATCGCTCTTGCGAAGACTGGTGACTCAACTACACGTCAGGTAACAACTGAGCTTACTCTCATTTGTAAGAACGAGAAGGCTTCAGGTATTATTGCCGACAACACTACTTCTTAATTGAGTGGCTGGGGGCTTCGGCCCCCTTTTTTTTAAGGACGCACTATGTATAAAGTAGTAACCGGGACGTGGTTTATTGATGGCAAGCGCTACGTTCGAGGCGATATGGTTGATCTAACTGCGGAGCAAGCTGTTCCACATGGAACAAATTTAGAGCTTGTGCCAGAGCCGCCAAAGCCAAAGCGAGCGCCACGAAAAAAGAAGGTGCAGATAAGTGAAGACTAAAGAGACATTTCACAACAACAATGACGGCACGTTTACTGTCGAAAAACAATACGACAACACGCCGTATCTTGAGCGTACACAGATGCTACGCTCTATGGGTGCTGGCAAGCTGCCAGAGTCGTGGTGTGTCGGATCGATTCCCATGCACTTGTTAGCGCAATGGATGAAAGAAGAGAACGTGTCGTGGGACGACTACGAGGGCCGGCGCAAGCTAATCATGCGTAAGCTGAATGACCCTGATTTTAAGAAGCTGCGGATTGTTGAAGGAAAGGTTTAATCTGTGTACAGTATCCGCACGATGCTGTTGCTCTATCGGGTTTTAGTGTCGAGGCGCCGGGTGTACCACCACCCGGTTAGCCGACGCTTCTGCCTATTGCTTTTGCTATTAGCATTGCCGATAGGCGCACAAGAAGTACGCGACAGCCCTGAGATACCAGACAACCGAATTGACCCTCCTGGCAATAACTTGGAGGGCGATCTCTCTCAGCAGAACTCTAACAACAACAACTCCACCACAACGTACAACGGCAACGCACCTAAATCGATGCCGACCAGCACAGCCGTGGCTCCAACGCTTATAAGCTCCGGTGTTCAGTCATGCTTAAAAAGCACATCTAACGGCGTGCAAGGCTTTAGTTTCGGCGTGTCTCGTGGCACATATCAGCAAGATCCGTTTTGTAACCGCAGGGCAAACGCCTTGGTTTTAAGCCAGCTAGGTTTAAAGATTAGTGCGGTAAGTTTGATGTGCCAAGACCCAGATGTTTATAAGGCCATGATGGTATCTGGTAGTCCATGTCCACTAGTAGAACGTGGTAAAATTGTAGTGGGGCGTCGGAGTTATTTGAAGCTGAAAGAAAATCCAGAGCTACATATCCCGATGTATGCAGAAAACAAGGCGTATTACGATGCCATTCTGGGTGTAGGGGAAGAGGTTGATGTCGAAGAAGTGGATACTGGCAGTTTGTCTGATCGCTTCCGTGCAAGCGAAATCGAGTGAGCTAGACCAGCTCGTCGATTCAAGCAACGCGCTACGTCGAACCTTCTCTAACGGTATTATTGCAGTCGGCGGCATGATGGAGTCAGCCTCTGCCGGCGGCATACCTGGCACTAATATCCTCGCTAATAAAGACGCCTATATCACCTCGCAAAAACAGCTCGCTTATAACTCAGCTATAAAGGCAATGCAGGACGGCTCGTTCACTAACATGGGCGCGCAGGAGTTTTTCGATCAACAAGCTGAGGCTCAGATGGACCAGCTTGGTCAGGCAGTAGATAACTATGTCGATGCGGCTACAGCTTTAATCGAGGTTGCAACCCTCTCCGATCTTGCAGAACAAAATCAAGATAGCCCAGACGACTCTGGCGCACTCGAAGTTCAGAATTACATCAATGACAACCAAGAAGCCGTCGTCTTAACCGATGAAGAGGTCGAGACGTATAACCAGTCAATGGATGACGTAGTAGCTGTTGCTCAGCAGGCTGCTAGCTTTTTCGCAGTGGCTAACGACGCAAACTTAATAGCAGAGGCGAACGACGCCGCAGCACAATACACGGCAAGCTACAGCCAGGCCGGCGACGCATTCTTTGACAATGTGGCCGGCACAGTCAGCGTAGACTTTGTGTCGTACAACATGAGCGTAATGCTCAACGTGAATTCTTACTTTATGCAAGACGCTGAGATCATGTCCGTAGGCGCGCAATCGGACTTTTATTACACATCACCCGAAGGTGGCTGTTGGTTTGCGCAGGACCGAGAGGCTTGTTTAACGGAGTTAGGTGTCTATGGCCCTTGAAGATATAGAGGTAAATGTCGGCGGGACGCAGATTAAGGGCGTTTGGATTGCCATAGTATTTACATTTGCATCAACTATTGGCGGCGGAATCTATGCAAGCGCTGAGTTCTTTGCACGACTAGAAGCCCTAGAAAGCTCTGTGACAGGCGCCACTGCTGAGACGGCAGTTGTACAGGGTCGGTTCGATGATTTGCGTGAGTCGCAATCTGAGCGCTTACAGGGCTATCAAGTGGCTATCTCTAACATGGAACAGCAGCTAGCTGATAACAACATATCAGAGTTGCAAGGCAAATTGGCCGAGCTTGGAGCTAATTTAGAAGCTATAATGAAAGCACAGCAAGATCTGTTAGATTTGCGCGATCGTATTGCGGCTGTAGAGAAGTCTAATTCGGAGGCTGTGATGACGGTAAACAATCGGGTGCAGTCATTAGAGAAGACGGAGCGCGTTCTCAAGCGCGTGGACACAGAGATCGAGAACCTTTGGACGGCTCTCGACTCGCTACCATTTAGTAGGTGAGGCTATGGACGTTGGTCAAGAGGCATTGATTAAACTAGAGGCACACGAAAAAGAGTGCCTTGTCAGATACACAAACATCCAGAAGACGCTTGATGATCACCACAATCGTTTTGATAAGCTAGAGAACAAAGCTGAGTCTGGATTTAAGCGTATCGAAAATCTACTAATGTACGGCGGCACGTTTGCCCTTACAGTTATCGGCCTTCTCATTACTGCTGTAGGAATCATGGGCTAATGCTACAGGCTCTCATAGGACCACTTACTGGGCTTGTTGGCGACCACTTCAAGCGCAAGGCTGAAGAAAAGCAAGCCACACACGAAAGAAAACTACAGGTCATTCAAAGCGACGCCTCTTGGGAAAACAAGATGGCCGACGCCAGTAGCAATAGCTGGAAAGACGAGTTCTGGACTCTTTGTTTAGCCGCTCCCATCTTTATGATTGGTTATGCCATAGCCATGAACGATGTCGCCGTAATAGAGCGTGTAGACATGGCGTTTGCCGCACTCAACACCCTGCCTGAGTGGTATCAATATCTGTTATTCTTAGCCGTAAGCGCTTCGTTTGGTATACGCGGAGCTGACAAACTAATGAACCTACGGAAAAAATAATGTTTAAGCACTTCAGACTCGAAGAATTTAACTGCACACACACTAACGCCAACGAGATGGATGAGGCGTTTTTGCATCGCCTAGACGAGCTGAGAACCAAGTGCGGATTCCCTTTTAAGATAACGTCAGGTTATCGAGATGCTTCCCACCCTAATGAAGTTGTGAAGGCCGCCCCCGGTACTGGAACACACTGCCAAGGCATCGCTGCCGACATAGCAGTAAGCAACGGTGTAGAGCGTATGAACATTGTCCACGAAGCCCTCAAGATGGGATTCTCGGTCGGTGTTGCTCGTAGTTTCGTACACGTCGACGATAGAACAACCACACCAGTATTGTGGACTTACAGTAGCTGAAACCCATATAAATAATAACAAGGGTTGTTATATATAACATAAGCTGTTATCTTTTCTCTTGTGCAATGTCGCACACAAGGGAGATAACTTATGTCTAGAAAAATAGATGTCATGTATGACGCTGTAGATCTTTACGACCAGGTAGGTGGTGATCTTGGCCGTATAGACGAGTTCAGCATGGAAGATCGCGGCTACCTTATTCTTGAGGTCGAAGAGCAGTATGGCGAGATCCTGTCTGAGGCTCTACTGCGTGCTAACAACCCAGCAGAATTCATCGTAAACCTGTTTGCTCCTGAGCGCCCTGCTGACCCGTTTATTGACGGATTACGGGACACGCTTTGGGATTACGCTCGCCCTACCATCGAGGAAAACTTAGGTTATGCCTTCGACATCATCATTAACTCGCGCGCTTACGGAGGTGACTTGTAATGCTTGACTATAACGAGGTGCTGGAAGATAGCTGGAAGAAAACACACCAGCTACTTGCAAGGGAGTTTCGCCACGGCTTTGAGGCTGGTTACTTTGGGCGATACATGGATATCAAGCCACGGATGAGTGATGCGTACTCGCAAGGGTATGCGCATGGCTCTGATCTGGCTCGACAGGAGTACGCGGCATCTGCGGCTCCAGAACAGGGTTACGAAGACGTGACCTACGAAGAAATGGCAAAGGGAGCCTAGTTATGGATGGAGTAGTAAAGATTCACGGCAAAGAGTACAAGACGGTCGCATTGCGGGTAGCAGAGTTTCGGGCAAAGCATCCCGATTACGCAATATCGACTGAGCTTGTAGAAGCTAACGATGTGCTGGTGATCATGAAGGCCAGCATCTTAGATAATGAGGGCCGGCTATTGGCTACTGGTTATTCAGAAGAGGTGCGGTCTGCGAGTAAGATAAACGCCACCTCAGCACTTGAGAATGCAGAGACCTCTGCGATCGGTCGATGTCTAAGCGCGTTAGGGTTTGGTGGCACAGAGTACGCGTCTGCCGATGAGGTAGCTAACGCTATCCAGCAACAGCAAGACACTGGGCCTATCATGGCGCACAACGAAGCACTACAGCGCAACTATGCGTCTGTGTACTTCATCAAAGAACACCTTGCTCTTCGCGCATGGGAATCCGTAGCGGAGGCATGGGGTGAGATCACTAATGACGATAAGAAGGCACTGTGGGTTGCACCTAGCAAGGGCGGCATCTTCACGACTGCTGAGCGTAGTGATCTGAAATCTGACGAGTTCAACCAAGCTAGAAAGCTAATTTTAGGAGAAACAGCATGAGTAATGGAATAGTGTTTGTAGACGGCTTGATCTGCAAGAGAAACAGTAACGCACCTGACTACGCTATCTGCAAGTTATCGATCAAGAAGTCGGAGCTGGTGCCATTTTTAAGCTCTCAGCCAGGCGAATGGGTAAACGTCGAGGTGCTAAAGGCAAAGGCAAGCGATAAGCTCTATGCCAAGCTAGACACTTGGGAGCCAGACCCGGCGAAGGTCCACGCTGACGGTGTGAAGCAAGTTAAACAAACTCTCGCAAAGCCATCGGACGAGTTTTCAGATGACATCCCTTTTTAATGTAGGCGAGCAGCTCACGAAGTTGCTCAAATCATGCGGCGATCCACACGGTTTTGTAATGGCTAAAGAAATGGGTGTAACGTCGATGACTATTTACAGGTGGAAGAAGTCGCCTGATATGAAGCTAGGTCGCATAGTCGATATAGCGGAATACTTTGGCATGACTTTTGAAGAGTTCTTAGATTGGGAGGAAACATGAGTCAATCAATTCAAATCTTAAACCACATGGCTAGCAAGCCTATTACGGCAATCGATGCTCTACAGGAGTATGGCTGCTTTAGGTTGGCCGCCCGTATTAATGACCTACGTATGCAGGGTCATCAAATACACACTGAGGTCACCACAAAGAACGGTAAGCGTTTTGCGACTTATCATCTACTAAAGAAAAGCCCCTCGGATGAGGGGCCAAAGGGAGCCACTTGACCTGGTAGGTGTCATCTGTGGTAGTCTTAACTCGGCTAAGAAGTAAGACATGGGTAGTATACACAATAGGATGCTCTAGGACACCCCTAGACTCCCCTGTACTACTCATGCCTTCCTTTCTTTGTCAGAGATTACTGGGCGTTAGGCCGAGGAACCTAAGAACCTCGGAGCAGAGTTGACCCTCTCTATGATGCGCCCCGCTGGTCGAGAGCAGATCAAGCGGATAGATGTCAAGATTCGATACAGTAATCATAGCTCGTCATTATTAACTAACTGATTTGCTGGAGCTTGCTCCGGCATTAAAAGGGAAGTGTGGGTGATAATTAAACTTAATGAATCTGAGATGGCGCTGACTGAGCAGGCTGGAAAACTGCGATGGCAGTTGGCTAGAGCTGCAAATGTAGCAGACAAGGTCATAGATAAAGATCGAGAGCCACTATCCATAGATAGGCTTGGCGTGAGGGCTGAGCTAGCCGTAGCTAAAATTTTAGGGCTAGACTTTTCTGCATCGACGCTGGGCATAGACTCAGGCAATGATCTGTTTGTTCCGATAAAAGGCGATCGATTCATCACGTTACAGGTCAAGTCTACATTCCACGAGCATGGTAATTTGTTGTTTCCGAAGACCTGCAAATTTGAGTTTACTTTTGCAGTTTTGGTATGCCAGCGCAAAGAGCCTAATCAGTTTGATGTGGCTGGCTGTATAGGTGTAAACAAAATAAATCAGAAGAAACGTAAGGTCGACAAGGGTAAGGGCTATACCGGGTGGCAGGTTGATCGCCAGGACTTAGCACCGATATCTGAGTTATGGGCCTGGATACAAGAGCGGAGGTTCTCATGATAATTTTAAGCGAC